TAACAAGACTGTCCTTGGGTCTGACTCTATACGGGCCATGAAAGAGTTTAAGGACAACGCAGGAAACACTAAGGTTTTTTCTGTTGGTAACAACAAGATTATCAGTGGTACAACTACGTTAGCTGACGAAACTCCCGGCAGTTACACAATCACTGCTGACAACTGGAAGATGGTTAACTTTAACGACAACACTTATTTTTTCCAGAGAACATACGAACCGTTGGTGTACAACAACACAAGTGGCTCTGTTGTCAAGCTAAGTACTGTTACAGGTGCGTCAGCAGCAGCGGACATTCCAAAGGCCAACGAAGTGTTGTCTGCTTATGGTCGCCTCTGGTGTGCTGACGTAAGCAACAACAAGTCTACTGTTTTTTGGTCTGACCTACTGATCGGCCAAAACTGGACGGGAGGCACTAGCGGCTCTATTGATATATCCAAGGTATGGCCTGATGGCTACGACGAGATTGTTGCGTTAGCCGCACACAACGGCCTTCTGATTATCTTCGGTAAGCACAGTATTGTAGCGTACCAAGGCGCAGAGGCCCCAGCAAGTATGACACTGGCTGACACCGTAGCTGGCGTAGGTTGCGTAGACAGAGATACTGTGCAGTACACAGGCACAGACGTGCTGTTCCTGTCACACACTGGCCTTAAGAGCTTTGGACGTGCAATACAAGAGAAGTCCCTGCCTATCAGCAGTTTGTCAGGAAACATTACCAAGGACATCATTGGTGCGCTACAGACAGAAAACCAGTTCTTTAGGTCTGTCTACAGTCCAGAAGAAGGTTTTTACCTGTTGACTTTTGTAGGTCAGGACGTAACCTACTGCTTCGACGTTCGAGGAACAACAGAAAATGGGTCATACCGTGTAACACGTTGGGTGTCTACAGGGTTTACTTCGTACACTAGAAAAGAAGACGGTACGTTGCTCATTGGAACGTCTAAGGGAATCAGCGAGTACGAAGGCTACCAAGACGACGGAAGCCCTTACCGATTTAAGTACTACAGCCCAAGCCTAACTTTTGGTGATAGCTCTAGAATCAAGATATTGAAGAAGTTGAAGCCTACACTGGTTGGTGCAAACAACGCAACAGTATTCCTTAAGTGGGCTTATGACTTCAAGAGTTCGTACGCAACAGCAGAATTTACAGTAGGTGACCAGATTACTGGTTTCTTTGGTGTAAGTGAGTTTACCGCCGTAGAGTTTACTGGTGGTGCTTTGACAAACCAAAAAAGTTTAAATGCCACAGGATATGGCACAAGTATAGTAGTTGGACTAGAGGCCGATATTGACGGGTCTCAATTATCACTACAGGAGATTAACGTAATGGCCTTAATAGGTAAGTTGCTTTAACTAGGAGAATATGAATGAGCCTTTTAGATTATTTATTACAACCAGAGGTCGCTATACCGGGGTTTCTTGGTGGTTTGCTGACCGCTGAAGAATATAATAGACTATCGGACATTGGCGAAGAAGCTCTAGTTGGCACTACTGTCCGTGGACGTGAAGTACCGGGAGCCTTAGACATCGCTCAGATGGGTCTAGATCAAACTCAGTTTAGACCGTTTACAGTCACTACTGCTACTGGAGGACAGTTTGGTACACAAATTGATCCTACTACTGGTCAGTTTAGGACAACTTTGGGTTTGTCTCCTCAAGAGCAAGCCATGCAGCAACAGTTGTTTGGTGGTGCTGAACAGTTCTTTGGACAGGCACAACAGCCGACTACAGGACGTGAACAAGAGATATTTGAACGTCTAAGGGCTGTGCAGACTCCTGAGGAGCAACGACAGCGTTTAGCTTTGGAAGAACGTCTGGCGTCTCAGGGACGCTTGGGTGTACAAACAGCACAGTTTGGTGGTACTCCAGAGCAACTAGCGTTGGCTAAGGCTCAGGAGGAAGCGCAGAACACAGCCGCTGTACAGGCCATGCAACAGGCTCAAGCAGAGCAAATGCAGCAGGCTGCTCTGGGTCAACAAATGTTGGGCGCTAGTTACATGCCTCAGGCACAACTACTTGCTGCTACTCAACCCTCACAAGAATTGGCATCACAACAAGCGGCACTTCAGCAGTACGGTGCTGGCCTCTTTGGTGAAACAACTATGTCTGGCCTTGAGCAACAGCTTCTTATGGAACGTGCTAGAGCAAACCTACTGGGTCAAGTTGGTGGAAGTATGTTAAACCAAGCCTTCACCGTTCCTCAAGGTGGTGGCTCAGGTGACAACATAATTGACGACATACTTGGCGGTCTTGGCGGACTATTTGGATTTGGAGGCTAAACATGGCTAAGTTTTCACAAGAATTTTTAAGACAGATGGCAAGTCCAATGGGCTCTGTCCAAGGTGGGTTATTGTCTGCTGTAAAAGGCGCAGCCACTCTGCCCCAACAGCTCAGGAAGCAAGAGCAAATTCAAACACAAAAGCAACAGTTGGCTCAAATGGACCCCAATACTCCTGAAGGCTTGGCTCAGTTAGCTAAGTTTTATCAAGAGCAGGGTGACATGGAAAACGCTGTGAAGTATGCAAAAGCAGCGCGTGATTTAAAAGCACAAGGAGCAGCACAGGCTCAACTAGGTGTTTTCCAAGAGCAAGTAGCAGTAGCAGCAGAAGCAGCAGGCCTTACGGACCAAGCAGCGACTGCACGGTCTACTACGGACATGGACGAGCTACGGGCTATCAGCAAGGACGTACGAGAGTTTCAGATTGAGCAACTGCCTCTGGACAACCCACAGGTCATTAAGGCACGACTAAAGATGGCTGGGTTTAGTCCAGCTCAGATTACGGCTATGGGTACTCTTTCGGCTGAAGAAGCAGACGACCTGTTGAAGGGACGAACTGGTAAGCTAGAAGCTTGGCAGAACTCAGAGGGTAAAATTCAGGCCGTCAACGTCAACGACTTTGGTTTAGTCTACAATGACCAGACTAACTCTTACGTCAAAGCTAGTGAGCTAGGGTTGGTACGTAAGGCTCCAAATGTCGTACAGCAGATTGTAGACACGAGCCAACAAGTCGGTGCCGAAGAGATGGCAAAAGCTAATGTTAAAGAGTTTGTTGAGTTTAATGAAAAAGCTCAAAACGCTCGTGACATGGTTGAGTTGATCGACAGACAGACTTCCCGTTTAGAAGGTGGTATGCCTACGGGTCTTGCGGCTAACGTAGAGCTAAACCTCAGACGCTTTGGTGAACTCATTGGCTTGCCTTATGACCCTGCTGTTACAAATGCTGAAACCTTTATTTCAGAAGCAGGTAAGATAGTTGCTGAACAAATTAAAGACTTTGGTTCAGGTACTGGACTATCAGACGCGGATAGAGAATACGCCCAATTGATTGCTGCTGCTGACATTAAAGGGCAACAACAATCCTTACTTAATTTGTTAAAAATTCGCAGAAAAGCTATGGTTGATACTGTTGAAAGATTTAATAAGGTGCGTTCCGCTACCGCAAAACGCCTTGGTGAAAACAATATGACTTCGTTTATGCCTATAACCATGCCAGAGGAGCCTCAAGAAGCAGAACTACTACTAGAACCCGGCTTTGTATTGGACTAATAAACATGAAAACAGCGACTAATCCACAGACAGGAAAAAGAGTATACTGGGACGGTGAACAATGGTTGCCGCTCAAGACTGCCACTAACAAACAGACAGGAGAAGTCATTGGTATTGTTGAGGGAGAAACATTTACTGTAACCCCTCCACGCCCTCGTGAACCTGAGAGTATGCGAGAGATGATTAGGGAGACTCCAGAGCGTTTTCAGGAGACTCGTGAGCGTTATAGAAGTACTCTTGCTGGGGATGTCGAAAGACTGCCCGGTAAGTTCAGAGTAGGCACTACGCTTGCTGCTGGTGTTGGGGCCGCTGGAGAGACGCTAGGAGAAGTAGCAGGAGAAGCCTACCGTAGGTACACTCCTGAGGCTGTCCAGCGTGGTGTCTCAGAGGCGTACGAAGGTTCTATGCTTCAGCGTGGAATGGAGAAGGTCGGTGAGTTAGCACAGGCATACCCAGAGGAGGCTACTACTGCTGAAGCCCTCCTCAACATTGCTGGTGCTGGTCCTAAGATGGCACTCCCGTCCATCCCTAGACCAAGTGCTTCAGTACGTATGGCCTCAGGAAGAGCAACACAGGCTGTCCTAGAGGAAGAGCGTAAGGCAGTAGCAGATAGTCTACTACCTGAAGACTACGTCAAAGCTCCGGGAACTGTAGAGCCTACAGGGGCCATGAATCGTAACGTGTACGTACCGTCGCCTTCCGAAGATAACGTGATTGACTACTTGGCAAAACTCCCTGAGTACAAAGGTGACCGAAACCCTGCTGTAAACGCTAAGGTTGTAGACGGACAACTGGCGAAACATGAGGCAGACCTACAGTCGTACATCAAGCGGTCTAAGAACCCTAAGACCGACGTAGCTGACCTGTCTAGCACTCTGGAAGAACTCAAGGCTGGCTTCCATGACCTTGATGACTACGTTGAGTTGATGCCTGACGCACAAAAAAAGGTAGACCTGTTGATCGACACGGCTGTCAAGAGACTCAACGAAAAGGCGTCCAAAGGTGGCAAGATCACTGCCAGAGACATCCTAGAGGTGCGTCGTCAGTTGGACAAGCAGATTTTCCGTAAGAAGCCCACAGCAGGTCTTGAGAACCCTGATTTAGCTAGTGCAAAAGAAGTAGCAGGTAAGTACGTAAGGGACGAGCTGAACCAAGCATTCCTTAAGTTGATGCCAGATGACGAAGCCTATCGTCTTATCAACGGTATGGCTATGTTGTTCAGGGCTAAGAATCTACTGGATGTCAAGGCAGGTAAGGCCATAAACCAGACCATGTTGGGACGTACGGTCAAAGGTATCGAAGACTTCTCTGGTCTCCGCTTCCCTACTACACCGTTGGCCCTTGGTGCTACTGCTGCTGCTGGTACTGCTGCGGTCGGTGGTATGCCCGTAGTTGCTGCTGTTGCCGCAGGAACTGGAGTAGGCGTAGGTCTTGCCCGGTTGTCACGTAAGCGTAGACGTGCGGAGATTCTTCGGGAGTTGATTAAGTCTACTGACAAAATGATCCAAGGCGCTAACGTGACCGCAGAGACTATGGCAACCCTTCGTGCTGACAAGGTAATGCTGGCGCAGATGCTGAATGAAGTGAATCAGGAGCCTGAGAATGAGCAATGATTACTTAGAGCTACGTAAAGCGGCTTCTAGGGTAGGGCCTAAGGCACGACAGTACAGAAAACAAGCTGCTTCTGCTGTGGTCAATCCTGTTGTTGAGAAACCCTTTGGAACTGCTCCTGTTCGCGTAGAACGAATGAGAGGAGGTCCTAATGCTTTTGGTCCTGTAGAAACAACCACAGTTGACGCTATGGCCCCTGCTAACTTTATTGCTGAAGAAGCACTGACTCCTGCCAGCTACATTCCCTTAGGTGGTCTTGGTATGATGCGTAGGGGCGCTCAAATTACACAAGAGGCTCTTCCTAACCTAAATAGGGCTCAGGAAAACGCCGGGTTGTTCTTGAGTTCTCCTAGGAATTACATCCCTAACTTCTACGGGCCTACTGATATTCCAAAGGATGCCAAACCTAATAGGCTGGATAACTACGTAGCTAGGGACCCACAAGCGTTTGCTAATAAGGTCAGAAGAATACCTAAAGTTGGTCCGATGATAGCAAACGAAGTTAAAGATGCTAAAAACGCTGAACAAGTAATGAAAGGCCGAACAAAAATACAAGATTTTGTTAAGTGGGCTGGAGAAGGTACGAAAAAGGGTTTATTTAATTTAACGGACCCCGACAGTCGTGCCTTTTACTACAGCACAGGCGTCAATCCGACAACCAGAGACGTAGCACAAGAGATGGCTGGTGGTACGCAAAGAGACTTATCCAAGGCTATTTCACAAGGTCAGCAAAACATTGTAACAAATGTTCGACGTGGACGACAAGGGCCTGTTGACCCTGCGCTTGATACAGTAGACCGAATAAGCTATATGTCCGATACTGTTCCTTTCCGTCCCGGTGTTTACTCCGACTTGGTAAATCAAGTTGGCGCTAGAAACAACACGCCTCAAAAAGACCTTGACTTTTTTGAAGAACATATGGGTAACGTCTGGCAGGTAGGTAAAGGAGAAAAAACAGAGCGGTTTGCTGATGCAACGTCTCCAGTAATCAATGTAAAAACTCCTACTACTTATCAAACAGGCAACCATGCGTTTGACTTTGTACATAAAGGGCCGATTCGTAAGTTTTCTGAAATTTTTACCAACAAGAAGACAGCCAGTAACGAAGAAATTCTTAAAAAATTCAAAAGCGAGTCTAAGCTTAGACTACACCCAAAGATGGGGAAAACAGACGAAGAAATACTCGCTAACGCTAAGGAGAACGGCGGTTTTTACTTCACTGGATCAATGGAAGGGTCGGCAATTACAGAAGGAGGTGTAAACTACGTAGGTAAAATAACTCCTAGAGGAAGAGTAACAGCGGTTGTGTCTGACGAAAACAACTTCCTTGAGAATGTACCTGTCGTAGGTAAGGCGGTAGAAAAAGCGCTGCCCAACCGAATTGTAAACGCTACGCCTCCTATGATCTTCAACGCAGCTAGTCAAGACGCAATGAAGCTTGCTAGGAAAATTGAAGTCCCTGCAAAGGAAGAAATGACTCAGTCCTATCAAGAACTTGTAGAAGAAATAGCAGGTATAAAAGCAGACCCTAAGGTTGTCAAAGGCGAGCGCCTAAGGTCTGCTGGTATGTTGACTACGGCTGCTGGTGTTGGAGCCAGAGGACAACAAGAGGAAGACTAGAGACGCTCTAGCACCCACTTCAGACCCATGATCTCACCCCTGATCTCATTGTTGCGAGCAGCGGGTATGGACCTTTGTAGTTTGTTCTCAAGTACTCTAATGCGGATCTCGATGTCACGTTTGATGTTCATAATATAACCTAAGTAAATACGGGGGCGCTAAGGCCCCCTTTTGTTTACAACTCGCAGTTGTTGCCTGTACAAGCCAACTGTTGTGACCCTTCAGTCATGTCAGAGTTCTCAGAGATGTTCCAGTCGATGGTCTCAGGAAACTCCTCCTTCAACTTCTCAAACGTCTCCAGATCAATAGGTTCATAAGGAGCCTGTTGGTACGTATGCTCTGAGTAGGGTAGGAAGCTTACGCCACTGATCTTGTCGAACTTGTTGTACAACCACTGACCCACCTCAAGGAACTCATCGTCACGATAGTAACACGTCATTGACGGCTTATGTTCACACCAGAAGTCCTGATAGATCTCCCAAAGCTCAAGTTGCTCCATAGCACCCATCTCAGAGGCCACCACAGCCCCCTCAGGCGACTTTATGGGGAAGGAGAATACCTTGGTAGTGGGTGACATTACGTCGTCCTCTACGGGCACTCCTGCTGCCTCAAGGACTTGACAGAGCGGGTCTCTTGCATCTGCTCTAACTCGTCTAATGTATTGATCTGAGTATCTAGGGTGGATGCCAGAAGCAGAATCAACCAACTGACTAACAGTACCGGAAGGTTTAACAGCAGTGATGGCAGTGCTAATATTAATACCAAGCTTAGTAGCCCATTCCTTATTAGTACTAATCGCCTCCTCTTTGAGAGCCACGAGCCAATCTTTAAGTTTTTCACGGTCTTCCCTCCCTGACAACACGGCATGGTCCATGATGCCTGTTAGTGATACACCAAGCAGTGCTTCTTCTTCTGTGTTCTTCTGCCATACTTTACGTAAGTAGCGGAAGTCGGTTAGCGTAGCCTGAAGAGACCCAAGGATAGCCGCAACACGTACTTTTCGTTTGAGGTCTGACAGCGTATCTCCT